TTCACAACCACTCACCTGCTTGATGCAATAGCATTAATCAGGGGTGCAATTAGGTAAGGAAACCTAAATGCCTCAACTGCAGTCGCTGGTCCTCACAGACCGCACTCCGACTACTGCTGTCGATCACACCTTCCAACCCCGTGACATCAAGTCCGGCGTTGGTGCGGTCGTGGAATCCACGGGGGTACCCATCGGTGATAAACGGTTCACGGTCTCTCTGCGCAATGTTAACAATCGTTACAAGGCGCAGATGCAGCTCGCGATCCCCATCGTCCAGACGCAAACCATTAACGGGATTGATACTCCCGCCGTGGTTCGCACTGGTTATGCGGATCTCACCTTTACGTTCGACGCGACGTCGACCGAGCAGGAGCGTAACGACATCGTCGGTATGCTCAACTCGGCTCTCGGCACGGGTAAAACGTTGGTGAATGACACCGTCGTCAAGCTCCAGGGTGTCTATTAATTGACACGACTACCTGTCGTGTTAATGAAAGCACTCTGGGTGGCTTTGCGCGCCGGCTTTCGGCGCATCATTGATGAGTATGCGAAGAAGTAATACTCGCATACTTAGACATAAGGAAGTATCCTATGCCTCGGTACAAGAGACCCTCGAAGAGACTAGTTGCCCGTAAGGCACACATAGCTCTTGATCCATTGTTGAACGATGAGTTTATCAAAGAATTCAACGAATTCCTTGACAATACTCTAGATGAGCCTAAGCATGCCTATCAAAGGGCACACTTTTGCTCAAAATACGTGGGTCCGGAAACGGATCCAAGTGACGTTCGACGGTCGCGTGCCATTGAAAAATGGTTGGCGACTGAACAAAGGAATATGGAAACCAACCACCGCCTTCTCTTATCTGAGGACGATATTGTTTTAACTGACGATATCGACTTCGGTAAGATGGTGAAGGTTTGTCGACGTATTATTTCCGGAATCATTTATGATTCGCCCATTCCTGAATACCTCTTTGGAGGGTTCAGTGGTGGTGCGAGTACATCAAAGACTCGGGATAGCAGTAGCCCTGCCCTAAAGTTCCTGGACAAAGCAGACGTTACATCAGACTGTTACGATTTGGCGTCCCTAATTACGGGGATGTCACCGTTATGGTCTGATCAGACAACATTGAACGGTCAGTTTAATGTTGTTGATGGTAACGTTCTATTTACAGTTCCAAAATCCACCAGCATTGATCGGG